GCATTTCAATTCACAAAAAGAGGTCTATTAGGTATTGCAACATTATTAGTTTCAGGTGGTGCTTTATATGGTGCCTTTAAAGGAGTAGATAAACTATTTGATGAGATGGGAGATAAATTTGATGAACTAGATAATAAAATGAAACAACTACTTCCTACTGCTAGAGATTTACATAAAACATTAATACCAATTAGAGAAGTATTTAAAAATTCTTCTATTATTTTACACAATTTTGAACATGAATTATCTGTAAGAATTCCAAGTGCTACTGAAAAAGCTATTATTAAATTTGGAGTTATTAATAATGAAATATTAGAAACAATGAAAAAGAAAACAGAAAACATTAGAGAAATAATAGCTGATGGAATTAATAGTGGTATTACAAAAATGTCAGAAGGCTTTGCAAGAACATTAGTATATGGAGAAAAATTAACAGATACTTTAAGAACAATGGCACAACAAGTATTAGTAAAAATAATAGGATTTTTAATTGAACAAATTGCAAGACAATCACTATCAGTATTTTTAGAAAATACAAAATTAGGTGTGCTAATAAGACAAACACAAGAAATGCGAAAGCAAACTGATGAACAAAAAAAACAAAATAAAGCAAAAGGTACAGCTATGTTAATGTCAGGTAATCCTATGGGCTTTTTAGGATTTATGGCAAGTGGTGGAGCAGTAGCAAAAGGACAACCTTATTTAGTTGGAGAACGTGGACCTGAACTTTTTGTTCCAAACGAAACAGGACAAATAACACAAAATGCTAGAGGCACATCAGGTGGTAGTCCTGTCACAGTTAATTTTAATATCAATACAGTAGATGCTTCTGGCTTTGATGACTTGCTTGTAAGATCAAGAGGTACTATAACTCAATTAATTAATAATGCTGTAAATGAGAGAGGGGCTAAAAATTTAATATAATGGCTGGGGCATTTCCAATATCATCTGCAAAATTTGGTACTTTAGGAATAAAGTCAAATCAAACAACTATATTATCTAAATCTGTATCTGGTAAAAAATTAGCAAGACAATTAGATAATCAAAGATGGTCTTTTACAATTCAAATTATTACTGCCAAACGTTCTGATGTATATGGAGATTTAATGGCATTTATTTTAAAACAAAGATCAGGCAAAGAAAATTTTACAATAGTGCCACCAGAAATTGAGGATGCAAGAGGTACTGCTAGTGGTACTCCTAATGGTACTGCGAGTGCTGGTGCTACATCAATTACATTAGGTGGTAGTGGTACAGGCACATTAAAAGCTGGAGATTTTATTAAGTTTGCTAATCACAGTAAAGTTTATATGGTTGTTGCTGATCAAAATGATATTTCTACAGGCTCATTAACTATTGAGCCACCTTTAACAACAGCAGTTTCTTCATCTGATATACAATACGACAATGTTCCATTTACAGTTCATTTAACAAATGATATGCAACAATTCGGAGTTTCTGGTGCTGATAAAGATGGTAATTTATACTATGAATATCAGTTTGATGTTGAAGAAGCATTATAGATGACAAAATATTTAGTTAAGCATTGGGTTACTGCTGATTTTATAGCAGAAAAGGTAGTAGATGAAACAGAATTAGATCAAACAAAAAATGATTTAAAATATAATACTATTCCTAATGGAAGTTTCAGTTTTGTTATGGTAAAAGACAGTGAGAAAGTATTAAGAACAACTTACGAGAAATATGACGAGAAACTTAACTTCGACAGTAAAAACAGAATTAGCGACAAATGATATTAGACCAGTACACCTTATCACTATTGGGTTCAGTACTCCTGTTAATATTACTGACTGTTCATTTCCTTTAACATCTTCTGTATCTGGTTCATCAGTTACTTATAATTCTTCAGATTTTATATTAGGAATTTCAGAACATAGCGAACAAACTGATTTATCAAAAGCTACTTTTAATCTTACATTATCTGGTGCTGAGCAAACATTTATATCTACAGTATTAAATGAAAATGTAACAAATGATGAGGTATTAATTTATAGAGGCTTATTAGATGATAATAGTGCATTAATTTCTGATCCTTTTTTATTATACAAAGGAAATATTGAAAGCTTTGAAATTCAAGAAAATGAACAAAATAGTACAGTACAATTAGCAATAGTTTCACATTGGGCAGATTTTGAAAAGAAAAATGGTCGTAAGACTAATAACACATCACAACAAAGATTTTTTAGTACAGATGTAGGAATGGATTTTGCATCACAAACTGTTCAAGATATTAAATGGGGTAAAGCATAATGGGATTTGGAAGTTTTGTTAGAAGTGTAACAAGAGTAGTTAAAAAAGTTTCAAAGGTAGTTTCATTTATAAACAATCCTTGGGTAGCCTTAGGAGTTACTCTTTTTATTTCATGGGCATTAAGACCAAAGGTTCCTGAAATAGAAGATTTTGGAACAAATTCATTTGATGATTTTGAAAGAGGATTATTAATTAACAAACAGTCTAATGATTCAAATATTCCTGTAATTTATGGAGAAAGACTTACAGGTGGAACAAGAGTGTTCATGGAAACTTCTGGTACTGATAATACCTATTTGTATATGGCAATCGTTATGGCTGAGGGAGAAATAAACGATATTACAGAAATTAGAATAGATGATAAAATAGTTACTTGGGCAAGTGATTTAACAGATGGAACAGAAGTAGAAGTTAATATTTCTGATAGTAATTTTTATAAAGAATCTACAAGTTTAATTAGAATAGAGCCACATTTTGGTAGTGATGGTCAATCAGCCTCAACACTATTATCAACATTAACTAATTGGACTTCTAATCATAAATTAAGTGGACTATGTTATTTAGCTATAAGATTTAAATGGAATTCTGATGCTTTTACAGGTGTTCCAAAAGTACAAGCAAAAATACAAGGTAAAAAAATTAAAACTTATAATGCAAGTTTAGTTGAGCAATCTCCAAGCTATTCTACAAATCCAGCATGGTGTTTATTAGACTATTTAACTAATGAAAGATATGGAAAAGGATTAACTACTGCTGAAATAAATTTACAATCTTTTTATGACGCGTCTTTAGTTTGTGAAACACAAGTAACACCATATTCTGGTGGAGATGATATTAATATCTTTGATACAAATGTAGCATTAGATACATCAAGAAACATAATAGATAATGTTAGAGAATTAATAAAGGGTTGTAGAGGATATTTACCTTATGCATCAGGAAAATATAGCCTAGTCATTGAAACAACAGGCACAGCGACTATCACACTTACTGAAGACGACATTTTAGGTGGTTATTCATTATCTACTCCTAGTAAAAACGAAAAGTATAATAGAGTTATAGTTGGCTTTGTTAATCCTGATCGTAATTACCAAGTTGATGAAGTACAATGGCCACCTGTAGATGATTCTGGTTTGCCTAGTGCTGACCAGCATGAAACAATGAAAAGTGCTGATGGTGGTTTTTTATTAGAGGGTAGATTTCAATTCACAACATTAACTAATCAATATCAAGCTGAAGAAATGGCAGAAGTTATTTTAAGAAGATCAAGAGAGGCTTTAGCTTTAGGTATTACAGTTAATTTAAATGCTTATGAATTAACAATAGGCGACATAGTAAATATTACACATAGTTCTTTAGGATTTTCTGCAAAACCATTTAGAGTATTGGGTATGACTTTTAATGAAGATTTTACAGTAGCATTATCTTTAATTGAGCATCAAAATTCACATTATACTTGGGCAACAAAAACACAAGCGAGTACAATTCCAACAACTAATTTACCTAATCCATTTAATATACAACCACCAGCAAGTTTAACTTTAGGAGATACTTTAATTGAATATAACCAAACTCCTCTTGTTGCTTTAGATATTACTATAGGTGCAAGTACAGATAGTTTTGTAGATTATTACCAAGTAGAATATAAATTAAGTACAGATTCAGACTATATTATTCACACACAAGGTACAGGATTAACTCATAGAGTTTTAAATGTTAAAGAACAAGCTATTTATGATGTAAG